CGAGATCAGATATCCGGAGCCCAATGGGCTCAGGAGAAAATGCGGCTTGGGATTGAGGTTCAATCCATTGACCTCTCTGCGGCTACATGCCGCTTCCCTTTCCTTGTGCAATACGAATTGTGCAAGACATTGGGAGCACCCGAATGGGCACTCGACCTCTACAAAGAGGTTTCTCGCCAAGATTGGAAATGTCAGCCACACATGGTTGAGTGGCTTGATTCCGACACACTTCATTGGAGTGTCGGCCAACCTTTAGGTGTGAATCCTTCGATGTCCTCCTTCGCTTTATGTCATAACCTACTTTTAGCAGGCTTGGCACATGAGCTTGGATTGGACGTTTGGGATTCATTCAGAGTGCTAGGTGACGATGTTGTTACATCTGATCCTAAACTAGCATCACGTTACCGTGAGCTAATCTCTGCCCTTGGCATCAAGATCAGCGAGCACAAATCCTTCAACTCGAAAGAGTATGGGGAATTTGCTGGCTTCTCTATCACACCGGATCTCCTTGTGAGACCTGGACGGTGGAGAATCGCTACCTGGATGAACATTCAGGGTCTAGTTAAAGACCTTGGTGCCCACGTCATTGACGAGCTGCGCCGTGACCAGCAATTGCTGGAACGATTGATCGCTTTTAACAGCGGTCTGTTTGATCCTCCCGAGCGGGAGTGGTCATCATGGCTCAAGTTATCAACTTTGGCTACGACTACTAATGTTACCGAGATCTCTTTACGAGACCACGAGTATACATGGTATGACGGAGCATGCAAATGGTTGTCTAACCAACTTCCAAATGCTTACTTCCAGCCAACCAAAAGCAACAGCTTTCTTGACTACATAGTTAAGATTGTACCGGCGCCTATGGAGCACCACGTTAAGGTTTGGTCCGATTCGTATCGGGCTTACCCTTATCTGAAGCCTGCTCACCTGATTGTTCAGGTAGAGTCCATGGCTAAAGATACCTTGTCTTTTGAAGACTTGGTGACGTTCATAGATGACTTGAAAGCATCATATGAG